TGTTGGCGGTAAACTGTGAAAAAGACTAGCAAAACCAAAGAACTTAAAAAGTTTCTAAAGTGGTTCTTCAGTAATACAGATAATAGAGAAGAGAATATGAAAGAATATGGAACACTCTATGCTTTAGTAGAACGTCTTCAATATCGTATTGATGATCTTGAGAATGAGCATATGTTACTTCTTCGCGACCATCAAAAAATGATGAATGCGATTGAAGAACGTATAGATATTCTGAATGAGGAGTGTAAAAATGTATGATGATTTAGATTGCTTTGAAAAAGCACTATCACATTTTGGTACTCGTATTGAAATTATTTGTGCTATGGAACTTGGTGGTAGAATCTCTGCGGAAGATGCTTATCAAATGATTAAAGAAGAACTCAAAGAAGTCAAGAAATGTCGTAAAGCGTTTAAAAAAGATGGATGCTGATAGTTTAAAAATTCATCAAAATGAAGACGGGTCTTTTAGTCTTGAATGGGACAAACAAGACCCAAAATGGAACTGGATGAATGACTTGACAAGCAAAGAAATTGAAACTATAATGAACGAAGCAATCAGGAACCAACTTAATGAAACCTGAAGATTCTTATTATAATCAACGCAGGGATCGTCTCTCTGATGTCGTGGGAGATTATCTTACTGATGAATCTTTGACAGCACAAGATTTTTATAAAGATTTGATGGCAGAAGTTCAATCATGGATTGATTATCATGAAAAAGAACTGAAACGCACTTCTGAAGTAAAAAATCTTTTAAAAGGTAAATTTAACTCTGATGTTGTGACTGGTATCAGTTCTGCAACTATTAAAGATTGGAATGAGTTCTGGTATTCTCCAGAGGCACAAGGTGGATGGGGAAATACTCCTTATACTAAAGAACAAATCAGAGAATTTAATATGAAAGAGCAGGCATATTATGATGCTCGGGCAAAACTTGATGCGAAATCATCATATGAAAAGTCAAAATATTATTACGACTTTGACAGAAATAAAGATTACTTAAAAGATGAGGACTGTTAATGGCACTATCTAAATCAGTTGAAGATTCTCTGCGGGAAGCAGAATCATCTTTGAGAAATGCACTAGCATATGCAGCACGTCAAGAAAAACCATTTGTTGGTAAACATATTGCCGATATGATTCATTCAATTGACAGTTTAATTAGTGCTGATGCTCTTATAGATAAGTTAGAGAGCAGAGAACCAGGCGACAGTGGATTCTTTGGTACAACATTTGATTTTGACGATTGATTGCACAATCCCAAAGAAAACATTAAATTTCTAGATAGTTCTAAATTCTTCTGTTAGAATTTCAACACATCGCAAGGGAACTATGACTCTACCATCAAAATCACAAAAATTGACCGAAAACGAACTGGAAAGCATCAAAATTGCGGTAAAAGATGTTGGTTTGACTGCAATTCACCCCGAAAAAATGGAAGCATTTGCTGAAAACATGGTAGAGAATCTCAAGAGTGGAGCACCAACACCCTGGCGGACTGGCAGCCCTCTTGAAGATTAAACAATAAATATTACTATAAAGATACAAAACTGAACATGGAAAGTATCGAAAAGCATATTGAAAAGGACAAGGAACTTCTTCAAGATCCTACACTTTCTCCACAACAACGTCGTCATACTGCTGATGAATTAGAGCATTTAGAGCGTTATCATAAAGAGCATCCAGAAGATCATCATGATCCTACGGCATTTGAAATGTATTGTGATGAAAATCCTGAAGCAGATGAGTGTCGAATTTATGAGGACTAACTAAATAATAGTGCTTTTATGTATGATTACTAAGAGCAAAATGGGGGCGATGCCCCCCTATTTTTTAGGTACAGATATGGATTTCAGAACTTTTAACGAAAATGTAGATGCTGCCGCAGAAAGACGTGCTGCTGCAGACCAACGCAGGCAAGAACTGAAAGATAAGATGAAGTCAAAGACAGATATGTATCAGAAAAGAAAGGGATTTGCGGCAAAGGGAATAACTAGACCAAATGCACCAACGTCATCAGCAAGAGCCTCTGATGGTAAGACATTCTACAGTAGAGACGCAGAAGACTAAGTGACAGTTGAAAAGGTGGCACACGGACTCTTCGGGGTCCTTTTTTATGCTCTATAATTACTAGGTAATCAACCAAAGGCACCATGGGCACCCGCTCCCGCATCGGTATCCAACTCAAAGATGACTCTATTCTTTCTGTTTATTGCCATTACGATGGTTATCCTTCTTTTAATGGTAAAGTTCTCCGTGAATTTTACGATACGAAGGAGAAAGTATCGCAACTGATTAACGGTGGTAACATGTCCTGCACATGGACAAATGCCGGTTGGAACAACGAAACTCTGCCCGAGTCTGGTCCTCTTTACTATACTATGCGTGGTGAATCTATTGAAGATAATGCACCTGAACTTAGTAAAAACGTGAAAGAGTATATGGAACTGGGCGGTGAATATGGTGATGAAGAGTATGTTTATCTCTTCACAAGTGCCGGGTGGACATGTTACAATACTCGTTCCTGGGATGACAACTACATGAAAGAAGAAGAAATCCCAGAAGGTTCTATTAACGACAAAAACTGATTATTATGCTAGAACTTGACGACATGGAACTGATGCAACTTCAGTTCTGTATGCAACAAACAAAGAGTCAAATGTCCATGGGCGGAGAAATTCGCCGTCATGCTTCAATTACTGAAAAGATTGAAGCAGAAATGGAACGACGTAAAAATGCAACTGGTGCATACACTCCTGAGGGTGTATTGCGCGATTTGCAACGACAAATTGACGAACTTTCTCAAGGTTAATTATTATGTTTGGATTTGGATCAGGTCTCATTCTCGGTATCATTCTTGCAACAGTTGGTGTTAATGGGATTGTAAAACTTTCTGATAATGTTCTGAATAATGTTCAGGATCAGACTCGCAAGGCAACTTACCCCGAACAAGTTGTAGATAGTAAGGATCAGGAACGGACAGTTCGCCCTAGTATTTCATATGATGACGATTACGCACGTCAACGCTATGGATACGAACCTTCTCAACGCTGACCAGTTGGTATAGTGTCACAGGGCATCCTGAAACCCCTCTAGGATGCTCTATAATTACTTTGTAATCAAGGGAACCACCCATGACCACGGAAACCTTCGCAGAATACGTTGCTCAGCAAGATGCCCGCAACACTATTCAATTGAATGTTCGTAAGTACACTCTGATGCTGTGTGATGCTCTGCTTGATAACTTCAAGTCTAAGAACAATCGCAAGACGGATGGTTACAAATTTTATATTGAATCTGGTCGTAAGTATCACAAAATTATCATGGAGACTGGTTGTGGTTCCCGTAGTGTTCATGCCTTTGTTGACAAGAAGACTGGAGATGTTTACAAGCCTGCTTCATTCAAAGCACCTGCAAAGATTATCCGTTTCAACCTTTGCATCATGAGTGATCGTGAGTGGTTGCTTGAAAATGCTGATTGGGCAGGTGGTTATCTCTACGTTCGCTGATTATGAATTATACTAAATCACAATTGGTTGATGCACTTGTGGCAGAGTGGGAGTATCTCTGCCATGATGACTTTGACCCCGAAAATGACCCTAGTCCCGAACAATTCCGAAAGGAGATGGAAGAACTTACAGTTGAACAATTGATTGAAGAAACATCAACTGATGAGTACTTCACACTTGAGGAATATATGGATCGTTATTTGTAAAATGTGTTATAATGAACACGTTCTCAAAAGAGGTTATTATGAACAACCAACGTCATTATCACACCGAAAGTGAGCGTAAGCAACTTGAAGGTGTTGCCACTGATTCTGAAAAGAATGGGTGGGAAATCTCTAAATTGAACAGAATCAAAACCCGTGCTAATACTCTTCCTGATGACTCTTTGATTACTGATGACAACTAAAGAAAAACTGGTCTTTATTGGTTCATTTGTTTGGTTAATGCACTGGGGAACATGTCTATCATCACTCATTCTGGATACGGTTATTCTAAAGAGCTCTGTGAGGATGTTACCTCTTGGTTTCTGAATAACTTCTTTCCACGCCATAAAATTACGGTAGATATTGTTCATCGTGATTTGAAAGAAGAGCACGTTCGTGGATATTGTGATGTTGTAGGTGATGGTTATCGTCCTCGCTATTTTTTGATTGAACTAGACACCTACATGACTAAGGAGTTGTATATAAAAATTCTTTTTCATGAACTGACCCACCTGGCACAGTGGATACGTGGTTCTCTGCGGCACCGTTATGGAAAATTGTGTTATTGTAAAACACCAGTAGAAAATTGGGACTATTGGTATCAACCACACGAAATTGAGGCGCGGGAAGAAGAAGATAGGTTATATAATTGGTGGTTAACTGATACTTTTGGTGTGCCAGAGGACGAACCGTCCTACAACTGGTCGAATCGCCTCTGCTCTGCCTTATAATTACTACATCAACGCAAGACACCATGCTGACTCTCATCACTCAAACCGATTTTGATTCGATCGTTGAAGATTCTTGCAACATCCTGACCGAAAAATTTGATGGTGGTATTGGTCTGACTTCCACTCCCCTCAAAGCATATTCTGGACCCGCTCTTGAAGAATGGTCCGAAATGACTATTAAACTGATTATCTCTAGTCTTCGGGAGAAGTATCCTAATGCTGTGATTGAATGGGGTAAAGGATACCTTGATTCTGATTTTAATGGTTTTGGTCAAGAGCGTCTTGATCAACACGTTAAGGTTAACGGTAAGTATGCCTATCTTCAGGAAGATCGTGCATGGGTGGACAAACCATTTTATACCCTGAAACGTGCTGTTATTCGTAACATGATGCTTTCTTGTTCTTCTCAAATGTCTGAGAATGTTAAGTTTGGTTTGGTCGGTTACTCTATCGACATCAAACAAGACTTGGTTAATACCTGCAACTATACGCAAGGTTATGGTGAGCGTATTGAGCGTTTTTCTCTCACAGGGCGTCCTCGTAATAAGAAAGTAAACGGCAAAGCAGTTAATTGGTTTGAGACTGGTTTTGTTGAGGAAACTGTGGTAAAATATATTGAGTATGTGTATAAAACTTTGGAAGACGCTATTCAGACAGTAAAAAGTATTCCTACCGTTCTTGATTAACTAATGCAGAATTTTGAACTTTGGTGTGGTGATTGCCTAGAAGAAATGAACAAAATCGCAGATGAGTCAGTTGATCTGATTCTCTGCGATCTTCCTTATGGTACAACTGATCGTAAGGGAGTTGAGGAAAAGGGTAACAATCGACTTCTTAAGTGGGATACTGTGATTCCACTTGATTTGTTGTGGGAACAATATCGTAGGATTCTAAAACCTCTGGGAACTGTTGCTTTGACAGCAGATCAACCTTTTACTAGTATGCTAATTTTGAGTAATCTTGATTGGTTTAAGTATGAATGGATTTGGAAAAAACAAAAGACGACAGGATTTTTGTTGGCAAATTATCGTCCCATGAAAGAGACTGAAGATGTTGTAATCTTTTCTCCTGGTGGTGCTGCAGCCGCATCACGAAATGGTAAAAATATGACCTATAATCCGCAGGGATTGATTGAGAAGAAAGTTAAGAAGAAAAATAATGCCAAGCGTCTAGGTAAGTTTCTTCATAATCCAGAGCATATGGGTTCAAACAATAAACTTTTGCATGAAACAGAATATGAGCAGAAGTGGACAAATTATCCTTCCGAAATTATTGAATTTGGTTTGGATCGTAGCGTGATTCACCCTACTCAGAAACCTGTTGCTTTGATGGAATATCTCATCAAAACTTATAGCAACGAAGGTGATACTGTTCTTGATAATTGTATGGGTTCAGGTACAACTGGTGTTGCATGTAAGAAAACAAATCGAAACTTTATTGGTATTGAAAAAGAGTCAGAATACTTTATACAGGCGAAGGAAAGGATTGAGAGTGTGACGGTTGAAGAGGTGGCACAGAACCCCTTGGAGAGCGCCATGGATGCTCTATAATAAGTACATCGACAGGGAGACACCTCATGGGCAACACCAACGTTTTCTACAAGGTTGAGATTGACACCAAGGACTCTGTGCAACCCATCATCTACTTCCGCAAGTGCAAGCGTTGCAAGACTGCCAAGGGTGCCGACCGTCAGCACGATCGCATCGTGAATGAGACTGTGAACGACTGGCGTCAATTCTCCCAGCAGATCCGTCGTTACACCGTCTCCCGTGTGCCAGCTGACGTAGTGGTCGGTGGTTACATCCGCTGACCCCTTTCTGCCCTATAATAAGTTCATCAACGCAAGAGACCCCATGCAACTCACCACCAACGTCACCATCGTTGACTTCTTCCCCGAAGCATATATTGCTGATGAGGGTGTCAAGCGTTTCCAGAAACGTGTCACCTGGCGCAAGAATGGTCTGAAGTCCTACAGCACCGTCACCCTGCTCACTGCTAAGAATGAGTGGGAATCCCGTATTGCTAATGGTGCTGAGGTTACTGGTTACAACATTGAGAAACTTCCTCAGTCTGAGTATATGCCGATGATGTGCTGATGTTGTATCTTCTTTCTATTATTGTCATCGTTGTTTCTCTCTTCTCATGATTACTTCCAAAGCACAAATGCTCCGCATTATGAAAAATTGTGATGGAGCAGATACTCTGACTAGAGAAGAAAAGTTTCAAGTCTTCTGTCGTGTATGTGATAACATGCTCAACGAAGGTAGAATGACCAAAGTAACTCACAAACGTTTCACGGAGATTTGGTGATGTTTTCCCAAGAAGAACATGATTTTATTGATTTTCTGTTCGGTAAACTCACTTGCCTTACAGATACTGAGATGATTGATTTGCAGGATGATGATTCCTGCGATGACCACCTTCAATTTGAACAACTTACTCTTCCTGAATCATGAACGTTGACTTCTCTGGTGTGTTTCTGACCGTTCAAAATCACGGTTGTGTTTATACTGTCTGCACAGAAGGTGAGCTTTTCTATGCTCCCATGTATCAGGACGGTACTGTAAATCTGGAAGAATTTGATTTTGTTGACTTCTGGGAATCTGATATTGATGCAGAAGAATTGGAGAAAATTCAATCTGCTCTGATTGATATGATGACCCGTGCTGGTCTTTATTTCAAGCAACCGGTAGGACACGCCTAGAACTGGCACAGGGCACCCTAGAATCGCCTCTGGGTGCCCTATAATATGTTCATACAGCACAGGACACCATGCTCAAGCGACTCCCAAACGGCACCCTGCTCCACCTGCCGGGTCAACTTAACCCTGACTCTGCCCGAAAGCGTATGGAGGCAGAGGAACGCTGGATGCAGGAGCACCGCGAAGAACTTGAAGTCTCTTCTCAGCAATTGTTCGATGACATGTTCGGAGGTTGATTGAGATGAACAACGACACTAGAAATTTCTTCACGGATGATGAATGGGACACAATTGTGTGGGCATTAGAACAAGAATCTATGCTTCAACCAGAGGAAGAATGGGAGAAATATGCTATCATTATAGATAAGATAAATGCACTACTCCAGTATGACGAAAACCGAAGTTCAGGTTAATCTCAATTCAAGTGAACTAGGAATTTTGATGAGTGCTCTACAGTGTGTAGAGAAAAGAGAAGAATATCAGATTGAAAAAGAGCACGGAAGTCTTTCCACTCTTTATAACCGCCTTAGCGATCTATCTGTCGGAATGGATCTTTCACCAACACCACAACCAGAATCTTATGTCGAACCTTCCTTCTGATTACACTAGTTGGGTTGATAATATAAAAGAACCCGTGACACCTGCTACGAATCCAGAACTTTGGTATCAATGGTATTCAATTGTAAAGGAAGATGCTCCCTTTATTCTTGACACTTTTATTGAGAATACTGCTGCCAAGATGGAACTGACTGTTGATTACTTTGTTGCGGAGTTCCTTCCTAATGAGTGAAGAAATTGTACCTAAAAGGATTGAAGATCCTATTTTCCGTTTGTTATCTGCAAAGGCACAAATTCAAAATGTACTCAGTTTGATTGAAGGTAATGAGTATGAGAGTTACATGAATCTCAAACTCACAAGTGTTTGGTATGAACTGGACCGTCAATTGAAAAATTTAAACGCAGGAACTCCTGGTAGTATGTCTGATTAAAATGGAATCAAAAGAGAGATTTATCTACATTCTTGATTATTGGGTGCCGTTTCCTTCTACTGAGTATGGTGGTTTGGTCACTCTCATCGCAGAAAATGATCAGGAAGCATTCGACATTCTTGCTGCCGAAGAGCAATTAGACTATGAGAATGCTCATATAGATAAACTTATGCCAAACATTATTAATGCCACTAAACTTAAGTTGGCAGAAGAATATAAGTCTGGTATAATAGATGTATTCGTAACCTAATCACCATGGAAAACTCAGAAAGTGCAATTTATAACATTTTAGAAGAAACTACTATGGGACTTACTATAATTGCCGAAAATCTTACTAAAGAGCAAACTCAAGCAAAATTTGACGAATTGACTAATGATGGTGTCAGTCCAGAAAGAATCAAAATCCAAAGAGTATCTTGAACTCCCCTCAAATTTCTCTCATGAACCTCCTAAAGGATACAGATACGAAGTCGTTCGCAAAAACGCTTCTACTATTGCAATTTGGACTGTATGCAACCCTGGGTTTGTTTACAATAATGGTAATGACGTTCGTTGTATCTGGGGATTCTACAACTCAAAAAAGCGATGCTATTACGCGCCTATTAACTCCACCAAGCAAGGTGATCAAGTAGACATTAGATCTACAACTCCCTATACTGCAATGCAACTCAATTTGAACCCTTTACAACATGCCCTATACTCCTCAAATTGATGATTATGTAATCTGGACACCATCATATGGGCAATCCCTTAAAGGATGGGTGTATTTTGTTGATCAATCTTACATCACAATTGAGATTGGTGTAAAATGTAAAGATGATGAAAACATCAAAGATTGCCCACTTCATAAGAAAACACACTGTTTAGTATTATGTTTCCCTGAAAATTGGCATGAATTAGAATATGTGAAAAATCGTAGGAATACTGAAGATGTACAAACTAGCACTATTTCCAATTCACATCTTTCAGAATAATATTAGAGAGAATCATATTCTCAAAGATGAACTTCTGAAAAAGATTGAAGATCAACATAATAATAGTAAACTAAAGATTCCTGAAGGATGGACAACTGATAATCTTTGCACATCCTTCAGTTATGAAGATTTGAATTATAGTTTGTTTGGTAATACACGCACTCTATTTGAATATAATAGATACGTTGCTAAGTTTTTTGATTTGCCAGTCGAATTTGATTTTGAAAGTATCTGGTTTAATCATTATGATAATGGAGACTGGCAAGAAGAGCACACACATACGGCAAACCATGTATTTCAGTTTCCGGCAACTTTTTCATGTATTCATTTTCTAAAGTTTGATCCAAAGGTGCATCAGGCACCTATATTTGTCGATCCATATGAAGAAGTGCGGCAAAGTTCTTTGGAGATGATGTCAAATTTAACCACAAATCGGGTTACTCCAAATGTGAGAGAAGGTGATATAATTATGTTTCCATCCTATCTTCGCCATTTTGTTCCGAAAGGTATAGATACTCCTGGAAATCCTAGAATTTCAATTGCATTCAATATTAAGGTAAAAAAATATGGAGACACCGAACGAAAAAATTCTTAATTATAGTGATAATTTCTTTACCGAAACTGAGCAAAGACATATTGCCCAATATTGTCTGAGTGCCAAATATTCTTTTGGTGAACAGGATAATGAGAATACTCCTGTTACCGGAATGACACATAACATTCCAGAATCGGAACTTGTATATAAATTAATTGCCAAAACTTTGTATGATAGAGTTGAGTTTATTCGGGATCTAAAACTCTATCGAATGTATGTGAATTGTTTTGCACCATCAGAGGATCCATATTTTCATACTGATGGAGAAGGATTTACATTCTTATATTATCCAATTCAGCGTATGCACAATTTGGATGATGGCGGAGAAACATTTTTCCTGGTTGATGATGATTTGATGGGTATCATGCCAATATCAAATCGAATGGTTATTTTTGATGCCGGTATCATGCACAAGGCAACATCGTATCGAAATGATTATCGATTCACGATTGCGATTAAATACCACTAACAAATCTAAATAAAGAAAAACGATTACGACAAATGGCTGTCAATATTGATACTCAAAATTATTTTGCTAGTGGGGAAATTAGTTTTCAAAACCTTAAAAATAACTTTGGTGGCGGAGATGCGGAAGGAAAGAATGTAAAATTTTCTGATTACATTAGAGATACTAGTGATAATGAGAATCCAATTGTTCCGGATTCTACGGAGAATGCCGACATTACTGATACAAACGAAAATCTAAGTATTGAAACTTTCAGGAATAGTAATAAGTATTATCATGTAAAATTTACTGGAATTGATGAGCAAAAAGAATTTCAGTCACATTTCAATAATAATCTAACAAAGAATATTAAAAAGAGGTTAGATATTGGATCTTTTGATGGAAATGAGTCAGGTCAGTTAGTTTCTGGAAATGTATCAACATATGCCGGAACTTTGACATCATCTGGAAATATCCGAAATATGGATATGAACGTAAATGCTCAGGGCATTATCTATGGTGCCGCTGGATCAGCTGGTGCAAGTGCAGGAAGTGTCGGTGGTTCTGGTGGTGGTGCATTACATTTGAATACTGGTAATGCAAGTCGTAATTTCAATTTTACGATTAAAGATGGTGGTAAAGTATGGGCAGGTGGTGGAGGTGGTAGTGCAGGAAGTGGATCTCCATCTAGAAGTGTTTCCTGCAATCTTACTACTTATAGACATGGTGTTAGAAATCAATATGTTCCACCAAATCGTCATTGGGAACCAGCAAGAAGTCAAGGAGTAACAGTCAAACAAGGTAATGGAAGAGGTTGTGGACGAAAGTATAGAGGATCGGGTATTCCTGGTCCCGGTCCTGGATATAATACAAGCGGTGGACCTATGAGAGGATGGTGGAGTACAACCGGAAGAGGTGGTGGTGGTCAATGTGCCAATAGTTACACGATTACTTATAGTGGATATAATTATTCTGTTCCACAACCAAATCGATCTAATATTGATCAAATAATTGGTTCGGCACCCACAAGAACTTTAACTGCACCTGGAGGAGTTGGAGGAGCAGGCGGACAAGGACAGGGATGGACTGGAGGTGTATCTGGATCAATTCAAAATTCATCGGCAGGTGGTCCCGGATCTGGTGGAGGAAGTGTTAATTGCAGTAGTCAAAGATATGTTTATGGTCCCGGTTCTTATACATCATCGATGTCAAGTAAGGTCGGAAGAAGAGTCAACTATGGTGGTGGACAAACATCAACCGGAGCAGGAAATCCTGGTGGTCCCGGTGGTGAATGGGGTAAAAAGGCAGGAGGAGAAGCAGGAGATGCCATTAAACATAATGGTGGAATTACATTTAGTGGAACTGGCAATATTGAAAAACTGAAGGGAAGATTTGGCAACTAAATTATTATAGGTATTCAAGAATTGAGATGAACAATCGCGAATATGATGTCGCATATGTGGCATCATTTTTAATGGAACACGGACATATTCCTATAAGCGAAGAACTCTTACAGAAGAGATATGATGTCTGTAATGCATGTGATTATCTTCATACGATGGAAGTAAAGACTGCAAAAGAAATCGATGTCGATGCAGATTCAGAGACTGTGGATGTCGAATGGGGATATCATGAATATGATGTATGTGGACATTGTGGATGTAATTTAGAGCTTCGATTAACGGAATGGATGTCTTCATGTCCGATTAATAAGTGGAGGTTCAGTTATGATGATTGGGTGAAATATTATTTGCCACTTGTAAAGGAGGAGATTGAAAGAAATGGAGGAAGTGATTACTATTTGTGGGAAGGTGTGCTAGAATCAGAGAATACAGAGGAGAATACTGATGGAGAATGAATTGTACCAGGATCCAGAGAATATGGTTCTACATGGTGATTATGAAGATTTTATCGGATCTTATAGTGGAGTCTTCGATACGGAATGGTGTCAGAGGATTATGCGGGAATTTGATTATTATCAGGATCTAGGTGCCATTTATCCAAGTCAAAATGATTATCCCCAGACATGTGCTCAGCGATTTGATTATGTGATTGATATGTCACAGATGACAAAGATGCGAATTGAGACGGAAATCATGGCGGAATTGAATGGAAGAATTGGACAGTGTTTTGAAGAATATCAGAGTGTTTTCGGAACGATGAAAGAAAGGACTTATTATTCGATGAGTCAAAAGGTACAGAAGACACCAAAGGGAGGAGGTTATCATATTTGGCACTGTGAGAACTCTGTTGCAAATTCTGATGGTAATCGTGCCGCAGTTTGGATGTTATATTTGAATGATGATTATCAGGGAGGAGAGACTGAGTTTTTGTATTATAAGAAGAGAGTACAACCTGAACGTGGAAAGTTGTTAATCTGGCCAGCAGGATATACTCATGCACATCGTGGAAATATGGTATTGGAAGGAATGAAATATGTTGTAACGGGATGGTTTCATTATGCCGGATGATAAACAGGATTTACCATCAATATCAGAACAGGGAAAGAATCTGGCAAAGTTCACATTTGAGGTGGTACAGGATACGGTTTCATTAAATGGTAATCCTTTAGTGTCAAAGGATGAATATAAGGAACGATTAAAGATTTGTGCTACATGTGAATATTTTATTTTAAAGAACAAACGTTGTAAGAAGTGTGGTTGTTATATGGAATCAAAGGCAAGGTTTTCTATTGCAAAGTGCCCGATACAAAAATGGTGATTATTCTTTAAACCAATAAAAACCTTTCCAACTATACTTACGGGGATTATTCAAAGACTTACGAAGGTCAGATGTATAGGGACAACCAAAGTCACGAGCTGCAGATTTAATGCTAGGATATACTTGTGTCTTCATCCATGTAATCTTATTGACACCATAGACTTTGGTATTACGGGTAGATTGTGTCATTCTTCTCCATAGGTAACCGTATGCCTTATGTCCATTCTTCATCGCATTTGTAATGTTACCTGTTGCATTTCTATTGCCTGTAACACCTATAGATGCTTCTGTAATGCTTTCCCAGAGTTTTTCCTCACCAGTTTCTACATTTACACTTAATACCTTTGCTGCTAGGTGTTTACCATTACCACGATTCTTTTCTAGATGAAAACCCCATGTTTCTTTCTTTTTAATGGGTACAGGTTCTATAATCTCTTTCTTTTCTTCTATATCATTATGATTATATCCTTGTTCACTATTGTTTGTTTCATATTCTAGTATATAATGTTGTAGTCTTTCTTCTATTTGATTGATATTACATTCTTCTATTTCTCTCAGCATAAAGTTATGATTACCATCTTTTCTCATCGCACGGTGTAATGGTAATGGACTCATACGCTTTGATTCATCAATATGTTGCTTCCATGCCTTGTTTGTTCCAATTGTTGTCTCTCCCACATACTTGAGACCGTTGGTTCTGTTGATGATGAGGTAGATTGTCCCTATGCTCATGTTTGTAATATCAAAGAATGAGTTATTTATAGATAGAGACTAATATATTATAGAATGTATGGTATTTGGTTATGTTTAGATTAAATATAAATAAACAACTTTTAATGAGAATCAATAGCAATAATAATTGAGAATAATACTCCGTAGATACTCTCCAGATACCTCACAGTAACCTCATAGATACCTCCCAGTCTTATGTGAGTTTAGCAAGGTAGCACACGAACGCGGGTCTGTCAACCCCCAGGGACGCGAAAAAATTAGCAGACCGTAACATTTCTTCGAGATCTTGTATAAATAAACGTTATGAGTCTTACGAGATCGTCACTTGACATCTCGACGAGACATCAGTATAATATCAAGTATCATACAAATCTCTACGAGAACTATGTACGACGACTACGAGATCGACCAAGCATTTAACAACGAGTCTTATGCATATGATCTCGACGAGATGTGTGAGCATCATTATCATATGCGAGATAATCAATATGCATACCTTCGAGATATGAGCGAAGGCTACGAGCATAATGATGATGACGAATATGCGCGAGATTCATGTGATTACGACGCGCTTGCATATCGTCATTATGCATGATATAATAAGCACACATCGCACGAGATTCACATGTACACACACAAACGTATTGTAAGTGTAACACTAGACATCGAGTGTTATGATGATCTAGACCTGGAATCCTTGGACTGGAATGAAGTCCTAGGTCTAGAAGGTGATGAGAATGTGAATGTTAACATCAGAGAATTGGCAGATATCTTTTAAACTGACCAGTTCCCGGATTGGCACACTATCAATATTAATATCCTTATTGATTCTCAATTGCAAGTCTTATTGAGAATAGTGTGTGCCAATCTGGGAACTGCACACTATTTCCCCCATTCGTGATCTTGAGGGGTTATTGTTGTTTTGTGGGTTGAGAATTCTCTACACAAACTCCCCACGAAGTTTTTAACATCATGACCGCAATCAATTTCTTCCACCTTGCTCCTGCAATTGAGGTGCTGGAAAGTGTCACAATCTGGGGCGCACGGGTTTATGCCATCGGGTCTGAAATCTTCACCGTGACGGCAATCCTTTGGTGCCTGAACTTTCTGGGCACGATGATACAAAAGACTTTTCAGTTTGGTTATGCTTTCGGCAAATTTTATCGCCGTTATGTACACTCCCACCTGAAGTCTACTGCCATTCGTGTCATCGCCCTGCTGATTCTTCTGGGTCAGTTAACCTTTGAGGGCGCACAGGTTATCTACAACAACCGTCGTGAAATCCTGGAGAGCGTTAACACTTTCCGTCACAACGTTGGATCTTACTTTGTTTATGCTTGATTAACAACAATCTGTGCCACATGTTTTAGTGGCACAGTAAATGAGCACAGCGCCCAAAATCGTGTATTGTATTCACAGTTGAGAAATTCACACATGTTTGATGAACTCTGGTCTGAAATCGCTGATGCTCCCGGTGAGATCTACGATGTGATCGAGTACAAAGAAGAATGGGAGAAAGAAGAAAAATTTAACGTAGAATCTTACATCAACGGAAACACCGATTATTGATGTCTTTCCTTTCAACTTTCACCTATTCCAAAATGAACACTAATCTGGAAATGTTGAGTCAGCGTGAACAATTGATGGAGGATATTGATTGCATTATCTCTGAATTCTTCAATGATACTTGGGGAGATTATGATGAGGCAGAATGTAATCAATTGATCCAAACAGTTTGTGATGCTGTCTGCCGTAACTTTCCCGCTAACTGACATGAATCGTTCTGAACTCCAAGACAACATGATCCAGCAAATCCTGGATGACATGGACATCAAAACTATGATGGCAATTCTTTACGATAACATGAGTGAGAGTTATGATAAGTATTCGGACGCAGAATTGCTAGAAGAGGTGAAAGAATACTACCCACACATTTTGGAGGAAAGTA